CGGATGATCGCGTCGACCAGGTCGTCCCCGTAGGTGTCCCGCACCGAGGAGAGGTTGTGGTACTGGCTCTGGCCCTGGTTAAACATGAAGGCCAGGTAGGACGTGGTGGACGTGGGGTCGTAGCCCCGCGCCAGCATCTCCTTGTTGATCTCCGCGTCGTTGCCGCTGTCGACCGCGTCCGACAGCAGCCGGACCGGCATGTGCGCCAGGTCCCCCAGCCAGTTCATCCCCGTGAACAGGGCGTCCGAGACGGGGTTGTGGAACAGGAAGCTGCCGGTGTTGGACAGGGCGCCGGCGACCGTGTCGGCCGCCTTCTCCAGGAAGGACCGGGAGTCGACGTTCTTGGGCGCGGGCTGGTTGGGCATGGGCTCGTTGATCGCGGTCAGCGAGTTCTGCTCAGTCGCCGAGTAGTTCGTCTTGGCGCCCGAGTCCAGCGCCAGCTTGTTGGCGGTGGCCAGCTGCATCGCCTGAGCGAAGCCACCGACCGCCTGGATCTCGCCGTGTGACAGGTCCGACTGGGCCAGGGTCAGCGCCAGCTGGGGCTTGTCGGCCCCGACAGCGGTCCCGGCAGCGGAGAGCCGGGAGGTGAACTGGTCGGGGCTGGTCATGTGCGGCTAGAGCCCTCTCTGCTGTGCGGCGAGCAGGAGCTGCTGCAGCACCCCGGAGGTGTCGGCGGCAGCGGCCCTGGAGATCGCCTGGGAAACGGCCCCGCCCGTAGCGGGCAGGCCGGGAGTCATACTGAGGATCGAGGAGTCCGCGCCCGGCCCCGCGTCGGCGCCGTGCGTGACGGGTTCGCCGGGGCGCTGGGTGGGCGCGTGCAGCTCGGGGGGCGGTGGCGGCAGCGGGATGGCCGCCATCGGGGCGGCCGCCTGCTGGGCCATCAGCTGCTGGCCCTGGCCGTAGGGCAGGCCAGTGACGGCCCGCATCGGCTGCTTGTCGATCCGCTGGCTCATCGCACCGGGGCCGCTGGCCCCGATCGGGTCGATCGGTGCGGTCATCCTGTCGGAAGCCTCCTGCTCACACTCGCGTTCAGCTGCGGACTGCCGTTGCGTAGGCCCGCGACCAGCGTCTGCAGGTCAGGGGCGCCGCCCGGCTTGAGCCCGGCCTGGCCGGGTACGATCCCCTCGGGCAGGCCGGAGACCGGGTCCTGACCGGGGAGGGCGCCGTCCGCGGCGGAGGCCCCTCCGGCGGCCGGGGCTCCGGCCTGCTGCTCGCCGTTCTCCTCGGCGTCGGCGGCCTTGGGGTCGGCCATGTTCTCCGGCGCGAACGCGTCGATGAACAACTGCTCGAGCTCCTGGCCGTTCTGCCGACCCTTGATGATCATGGCCGCCGCGCGCAGGAACGGGCGCGGGTCCATCCCCTGGGCGGCCATCGGCCCCAGCCCCTGCAGCAGGCCGTTGAGGCCCTGCTTGAGGGCGTCGGCGGTGGACTCGACGTCCATCGCCCGCTGCATCCGCTCGTCGTCGATGTCGAAGGGCAGGTGCTTACGCACCGTGGACCTGTCGATCAGGCCGTCCCCGCGCAGCTGCAGCATCATCACCGTGGCGGCGTTGGGCGCCAGCCCGGCCGCGAAGCCGTAGGTGACGTCGACGGAGTAGTTGTCGCCGATCGCGGAGACCGGCTTGTAGGTGAGGTCGTAGGGCTCGCCCTGGCTGTTGCCGGTGATCCGCTTCGTGCGGTTCGGCCAGATCTTGCAGTCCATCTCGAAGGCGAACTCGGTGGCCTTGGCCAGCGCCTGGCCGATCACCTTCTGCGCCGTCTGCACCTGGGTGTCGAAGGACCCCATCAGCGCCTGCACGCCCCGGCCGGTGATGACCGAGGCGTCCATGCCACCCGCGCGCCCCTCGGGGTAGCGGGCGCCCATGCGGAGTTCCTTCTCCAGGGTCTCCTGCAGGGCGAAGGTGGAGTTGGGGACCTCGATGCCGACGCGCCGGATCTTGTCCGGGTTGTCGGTCTGCAGCACCGCATCCGGGCCCACGGCGATCTCGACCATGTCCCTGGGGACCGCGAGCGGGGCGCCGACGGCCTTGACGCCGGCCTCCAGGCCGAGCAGGGCCATCCGGTGCCGGGCCAGCTGCACCCAGATCACGCCGTCGTACTGGCCGACCGGCTCACCGAACAGGCCGGGCCGCTCGGCGACCGCGAACGGGCAGCGCCCGATCGGGTTGTCGTAGGCCGAGACCACCAGGTTCTGCCGGTCCGGCAGGTACAGCAGCCACTGCTTGTCGTCGCAGTACCGGACGATCTCGATCGTCTCGTCCGGCAGGCACGTGGTGACCTGGCCGAACTGGTCGATCTTCGTCATGATCCGGGCGGCGTGCTCGGGGAACAGGGCCGCCACCTTGGAGACCGGCTCCTTGTAGCACTTGGCGATGCGCAGCGTCCGGCCAAGCCGGTCGTTCTCGTAGTAGAACCCTCGCGGATCCTCGGCCCGGATCCGGGGCATCGAGGCCTCGTAGTCCGGCTCCGCGTACAGCGGGGCGAAGCCGTAGGACAGGTAGGCGTCGCAGTAGGAGTACATGTGCGCGGCCAGGTTCGACTCGCGCCAGTAGTGCGTGCCGATGACGTTCTTCTTCTGCGCCTTGGCCTTGTCCGCGTCGGTCTTCATCGCACGGCTAGAGCAGTTCAGGGCGGGCAGTGGGGCGATCATCTCGGCGAAGTCGCGTGCCACGGAGTCGATCCAGTTGGCGACGATCGACTTCTTCCAGGTGTCGTTAAACAGATCCGGAAAGAGGAGCTCGGGCTTGCCCGCGCGGACCATCTGAATGGTCATCATCCGGACGTCCCGCTCGATGGCCTGGCGCTTCATCTGCTGAACGCGGGCGTGGATCGGCGCAGCAGACTGTGGCATGGTCAAGCGGGGGCTCCCTCTAGGCGTAGATCGACTGCTCCTTCGCCCCCCGCAGCTGCATCTCGCGCAGCTCCTGCAGGTTCACGACGGCGCGCGTCCGGGCATCGGCCCGGGGGGTGTAGGGGTTGGCGTGGTGGGAGGCGGTGTTCCGCTGCTGGTCAATGACCTTCTGGATGCCGATGTTGGCCATCCACAGGGCCATGACGAGGTCTGTCTTCGTGTGCTGCTGGCGCTGGCCGTCCTTGGGCTGCCAGGTCGTCAGCTGCATCGTCAGCGCGTCCACGAACGTGGAGAACCTCGGGTTGGGCAGCGAGATCAGGTGCTTGTCGAATGGCCGCGCCGACCACTTGTCGGACTCGAGGTCGTGGTCCGCGCACGACAGGAACAGCGGGGCGAGGCTGGCGACGCCGAGCGACTCGTCCCATTTCTGGCTGCCGGTGTAGTGCGGGTTCAGCAGGCACCCCTCCGCGTACATGAAGTCGCGGAGATCGGCCGAATTCGTGATAAACGACTGAAACGCGTTGCGTTCTACGATCGCCTCACGACAGCGGTACTGCGTCACGAACGCCTTGATCTTGTTGATCAGCAGTTCGGGCGGTGTCCGTGCCATGTTAAAACCGTCGAGCACGAACCTCTGGCCGGTCGCCCGGTCGTACCCGAGCACGATCATCGCGGTGAAGCCCTCGGCCGCGGGGTCCACGCCGAGCACCGTGTACAGCCCCTCGATGGGACCCGAGGAGCGGCGGCCGTCGACCGAGGCCATCACCGCCCCGGTCGGGAAGACCTGGTCGATCGTGGCGTCCATCTGCTGGTAGGTGAGCATCCAGCGGGCCGCGGTGGCCTCGGCCTTGAGCCGGGCCAGCGATTCGCCCGGCCACTTCGCCGGCCACAGGGTCATCCACGTGGACGGGTGCGGCTCCGGCATCTCGAAGACGGCCGGCTGGGCGAAGTAGGTCCAGACCTGCTTCTCGCCGTCCCACTCGACCAGGTCGCGCAGCTCGGAGTACAGGTCGTTGGAACCCATCCGGGTGCCCAGCACGTGCAGCACGCCGTCGTCGTCCATCCGGTTGGCGACCTCGGCGCCGATCCAGTCGGCCAGCTCCTTGTACGTGTGCACGTTCTTGCTGGTCACGAGGTCGTCACACAGGATTACATCGAGCCTTGAGCCATAAATCTGACCCCCGAGCCCGAGCGCCTGCAGGGTCGGATCGTTCTGCGCCTTGTCGACGCCGGACAGGTAGATCTCGGTCTTCGTCCAGGACGAGCCCTGCCAGCCACCTTCGGGCATGAAGGCCGCGTGCAGCTTGGCGAACTGGGGGAGCTCGAGGATCTGCTTGACCTGGTGGATGATCTTTTTGGCGAACTGCTGCGTTTGAGAAACCACAGCGATTCGGACGTTTGGGTCTAGCATCATGCGCCAGATGCAGTAGTTGACCGTCCACACCTGAGTCTTGGCATGGTACGGTGGCAGGTTGACCAGCAGCCGGCCCTTGCGGCCCTCGGCGTAGCGGATCGCCGGGTGCATGTCGCGCGGTTCGCGGCCGTTCAGGACGTCCCAGATGCGCAGGTGGTGCAGCGGCATCGGCATGTCCAGGTACCGCTCGCAGAACTCCGGGAAGTCCGGCACCTCCGTGGCGCCGTTACCGTTCCGTGACCTCGCTGCCCGGGCGACCTCGCGGACCTGGTCCACCTTCGCGGCGAAGACCGAGTCGGTCTTCCTCCAGTCCACGTACGTCAGCGGCGACCGGTCGACGAGCGCCATCGCCTCCTTGACCTGGACCCCGTCGCGGATCGCGGCGAGCACCTTCTCCTTCGCGTCGGCCACGGTCGTGGTCCGGCGGGTCGAGGAGCGGGCGCGGTTGACAGACAGGAGAGACTCCGGGCGTGATCAGGGCGACAGGTGGCCGGCGCTGCAAGCTGTGCGGGCGCGCGGACTTCCACGTGCACCGGAACGCCAGCAGCCCCGCCCGGAAAGACACGGGCGGGGCTGGGCAAGTAGGTGGCCGGCGGGTCTTCCCCACCCCCGGCCGCGGCGCCCCCAGGTGGAGTCAGTCTCGGGTTCCACCCCGATCCCGCTCCGGTGGGCCAGACCAACCGTGCCTGTTCTAGCGCCCCGTCAGCAATCACACCGGGACAGCACGGTCGATCAGTACGCGCCGGGCGCGGGGAGTCGAACCCCACCTCGGGGCCCGGGGCCCCGTGCGCTGCCGTTACGCCAACGCCCGAGCGGCTTAGGGCCGCGACTCCCACCCGACTTCGGCAGACCGGGTCCGACTGAACGGACTCACTGCCCGGGCTCGGCGAACCCGTTGAGAAAAAACTTACACTGCGTGACCGTGCGACCGCAAGCGGTACGTCACACCTGTTGACTCGCGTGCACACCAGGCGCAGCAGTCGGCGGGGGAGTGCCCTGGTAGAGGCCGGTCGGAGCCGCCCGCGTGTCCGGGTCAGACTGCGCGTGCACGCCAGGAGCCGGCAACACACCCAGGCCGCCCAGCAGATGCCGGGCAAAAGCGCCCATCATCCCGGCCACCTCATGGTTCTGCACCGGCGCCCGCTCGGACGGCGGCACCTCAGACCCGTACTGGGCCATGTAGCTCGCCGCCCGCTGGTAGACGCTCGGCTGCTCACTGTTCGACCGGCGCATCAACGGATCGTTGGAGTGGATCGAACCGATCCCGTCCTTCGTGGCCATCGCCGCCTGATACCGCAGCGGATCGAACGCGCCGAAGTGGTAGGCGTACGCCAGATTCCACTCGTACTCCTTCGCCGCCGAACGCACCCCCAGATCCCAGCCGCCGCGGTCCAAGCCCAGCGACTTGTCCACCGCCTTCGCCCGGTCCGCGTACGTCGGGTACTTCGACTGCCAGTACTCGACACGCGGGGCAGTCGGATCGTTCGGGGCGTCAGGAGTCGGGTGGGTCACAGGTACCCCACGGCCACCGACAGCCCCGTCGTCGGGGCGACCGCACCAGCCGTCGTCGCCGTCGTCGTCGCCGCCACCGTGATCGCCGTGCCGTTCGACAGGTAGCCGCCCGCAGCCGCAGGCAGAATCACCGTCGCACCAGCCGCCACCGGAATCGTCAACACCGGGGCCGTCGTGCCCACCGTCGGGGCCGTCGCGTTGTAAAAGTGCACCGCGGCCATCGCCGCGTTCGGGTTGTAGATCGCCGCCCAGAACAGCCGGCCCGCCGTGGCCTTCACCGTGGACGCCGTCGCCAGCAGAGCGTCGAAACGGATCGCCGTCGGCGCCGTGCCCACCGTCGCAGACGAAGACGGCACGACGAACTGCGTGCCCGAGATGCCCACCGCCGGCGAGTTCGTCACCGCCACCGCCATCGCCTGGCCGGGAGCCGTCGAGCCGCGCCCGCCGACCAGCTCCACCGGCGTCTCGGTGTGCGAGTCCGCCGTGATGTGACCCACCCACACGGTGGTCGTCGAAGCCGGGGCCACACCGCCGTTCAGGATCCGCACCCGGATCTTGTAGGCGAGGTTCGGGTTCGGCACCGTCGTCGTCCGCTGGTAGGTGCCACGCGCCGACGCGATGTTGTCCGACGTCCGGTAGTGCCAGAAGACGTCGTCGACCAGGTGCTCGAGCTCGAACGTCGTCACCGGCGCCGTCGTCGTCAGCGCACCCACGTACGAGTTGACCGACTGGTTGCCGTTGCGGAACCGGGCCGCGCCACCGTTCTGCACGTCGTACGACGCCTGGGTGGCCGTCACGCTGTCATCGCCGCAGAAGCGCCAGGCCAACACCCGGGACTCGTCGATCACCCCGGTGACCGGGTCGCACGCCACCGCCTCGAAGTACACCTGGCAGTTGGCGATCTTCTGCGACAGCTGGATCGACGCCGTCGCCCGGAACGGGGCGGTGAAGACCTCCTTGCTCGTGATCGACGACGTCGCGTTGACCGTCGTGCCGGTGTTGATCGCCAGCACCGTGCCCTGCGTCGTCTGCGCGGGCGTCATCGACATCGACGCGTCGGTGACCACGTCCCAGACGTCCAGCTGCGGGGCGACCGGGAACTCCGCGCGCATCCGACGGATCCCATGCCCCTGCAGCTGCGACTGCTCGACGGTACGGACGGGAGACAGAGGCACCAGCACACTCCAAGATCAGGCGGGGATATTCGGCTCGCGGGATATTCGGCTCGCGGTAAAAGCGGCCTCGACCAGGGGCCGGATTAAAGGAGGCCCCGACCCAGGTAATGGTCACTGGGAATGGTCCGAGAAAAGGACATGGGTATGGCCGTTTGTGAACGAACCGGCCGGCCATGTACCGGCCAACCCCCGGGGCTCCTCTAGCCCCGCCCCGGGGTGGACCAACCGGCCGGACCGGCCGGGTGTCGGCGCTCGCCTGCGGCTCGGCCTCAACTCGAAGGACCCATCTTTTATAGAGCTGTCCGGACCGCGAAAACCGGACAGCCTCTGACCAGATGTTACCAAACCGTTACCTCCCGTGATGTTCCCCCGGGTCAACCCCCGGCCCGTACACGGGCCCCACCTCCCCCCGCTCCACCTGGAAATCACGGTCGGGTACGTGTTACTGGGGGCGGCCGGCTCGTTAACAACCCCGGGTCTCGCGTGGGCGTGCGCGGCAAGGAATCCCTGCGCACGCGGGGTTCTCCGCGCGGGGCGGGACGGTCCGGGGTGTCCCGGCCTACACCCCGACCGACCAGCCAGGCCGGGCAGGCCTGCCTCCGCACGGCCAGGCCTGGCAGTGAGTGGCGGCGCCACGCACCGGCAGGCCAGACCGGCAGGCCTGGCACCGGACCGGCTCACCACCAGCCAGGCGCACCGGGCACGGGCACCAGGGCAGCACCAGGGCAGCACCACCAGGGCACGGGCTGCCGGGGTGGCCAGGCCTGGCCGTGCCGTGCCTGGCCGTGCCTGGCAGGCCTGGCAGAGGGGCCGGAGGGTGCGACCTGGTCGTCGTGACCGTTTCGTTATGAACTTTCTGAATTCGCGTCTGACCTGCAGGTTTACCGTGGAACGGTGTCCGGCATTCACCCTTTCGAGTGGCCCGATGGGCACCATGGCACGGTCTGTGGTTAAACTGACGAGGCAACACCGGATCGGCCGGTGCGGCACTCACGAGAGGACCACCCACGATGAGCACCACCACCACCCGTCAGGCCACCCGCGTTGACTCCCCGGAGGGCACCATCCGGGTCTACGTGCCGGGGCAGGACGACACTCCGGCCCGTTCCGCCGCTCGCTCCCTCGCTTGCAAGATCCACGGGGGCGTGACCGTCGGCCGGACTCCGGCGGGCGTCAAGGCCAACCGGGGCCACGTGTACACGTTCTCGCCGGTGGCAGTCGTCCGTCCGGCCCGGCCGACGGCGAAGCCTGCCAAGCCTGCCAAGCCTGCGAAGGCGGACGACCGGCTCGCCTACCTCACCCGGGAGCTCGCCCGGGTGACTGCCGAGCTCGCAAAGGTCCAGGGCAAGCCTGCCCCCGTGGCCAAGCCTGCCCGTGAGGTCCCTCCGGCGATCGCGGCCCGGATCGCGGCGAGCCACGCGATCACGTGCAAGACCTGCCGCGACCTCAAGGTCGTCCGGGGCGTGGGGTCCCGCGCCGGGCAGCCCTACCGCACGGCGGACGGTGCGGCGGCCGCCAAGCAGGCCGGGCGCGCGGTGCCCTGCCCGACCCACGTCAAGGCGCGCAAGACGGCCTGACCCACCCGGGGGGGGCGGCTCGCCCGCCCCCCCAAGCCTGGCCAGGACGCCCTACGGGGCGTGCCGGGGTGCGACTCCCCGGACAGGCACTCACGGCCACACGGCGCCGCTCACGCGGTCGGCCCGGCCGGGCACGTTGACAACTCAACAGCGACCCGTACACGTACCCGCGACCTACCCGCGCCGGATGACCCGGCCCGACGGGGGCAAGCGGCGAGTGGACACGCACCCGTCACCAGGGTGGCCAGGGTTCACACACTCACGCGTCGTGGTGACGCGTGGCAGGCACGGCATGGCACATCCCCACGGGGCTCTGTGGCCATCCACGCGGTTCGTGACCGCGCGTGACCGCTAGGGCTGGCGCTGGGCCAGCCCGCGCAAGGGAGGACCAACCCATGATCACTACGGACGACACGCGGACGATGGCACCGGCCGAGCACAAGGCCTGGAGCATCGTCCTGCTCCTCCGGGGCGTGCCTGGCGCGTCCCAGCAGCTCGCCCGCCTGGCGGACGACTGGGAGCGCCGGTCGCTGCGTGCGGAGGAGCGTGGCTGTCACGCGATGGCCACGAACACGCAACGCGTCGCCGAGCTGTTCGACTACGCACAGGTGAGCGTCTAGGCCTCACCAGCCCGGTGCCCCGTGAGGGGCGCGCTGTCACGAATCGCACGTGACCCGGGCGCTGGCGGCTCATCCGGCCGCCGTTCCGGCCCGCGCGAATCGGTCGCGCTGGTCACACACTGATGGAGGACCAACCCATGATCGCAATCACCACCAGCGGCGCCCGTCTCGTCCGTGACGCGGACGACTGGCGGATGCTCAACACGCTGGCCGTGGCCATCGCCAACGCGGTGGCCACGTCACGCGGGCTGGACGTCGCCTTCGACGACTGGACCGGCGCGTCGGCCCTGTCCTACCTGCGGGAGCTCGACCCGCCGCAGGGTGACCGGGACGTCGTGGTCTGGGCCTGGACGGACACGCCCGCCGCGTCGCGGCACGTGACCCTGCCCGCTGTCGAGGCGCCTGCTCCCAAGCAGGTCGGCCGCGCCAGTAACGGCCGGTTCACCCCCGCCGCCTAGCTGGACCAGCCCGTGCCCGCGCAAGCGGGTGTGAGCGAGGCATCGGACCTCGCACGGGCACAACCCACGCACGGATCGGCCGCGCGTGGCGAACGAGAGGACCAACCCATGACCACTCCCGAGAAGATCCGCGTGTCCGGCCCGTCCGTGCTGGCCGCGATGGTGCCCTCGCTGCTGGGTTTCACCCCGGCGGACGGCAGCCTCGTCGTGATCACCCTGGTGGACCGACGCGTGGGCATGACTGCCCGCGTGGATGACCCAGGCGTCGACAAGGTCGAGGGCCTGGCCGCGGAGCTGGCCCCCGCGCTCCGGCGCGGGGAGCCGGAGCTGACCGGCCTGGTCGTGATCGGCTGGCAGGCGGCTACGGGCGTCGCGTCCGACCTCATGTGGGCGCTGCGCCGACTCGGCCTGCCCACGATCGAGGCCCTGGTGGTGCAGGACGGCCGGGTGGCGGACGACTGCTGCCAGGGGCCGTGGCAGCCGCTGGGCACGGACGTCCTGCGCCCGGTCACCGTGGTGCAGGGCCAGGTCAACGCGGACTCCCGCGAGGACCTGGAGGACCGGATCACCTGGTGCGGCTCGGTCAAGCCTCCGCACGGGGGTGACCAGCTGATCGTCGACGGGTGGCGGGCCACGGTGCACACCGTGGATGACCGCGACCACGCGCTGGCGATGTTCGGTCACGCGTCGGTGGAGAAGCTGGCCCAGGACGTGGAGGGCTTGTCGCTGACCCTGCGGTTCACGCCCACCTGGGGGCCGAAGCGGGACGACCTGCTGGCCCTGCTGGCCGTGGCCGCGTGGCTACGGGGCAACGGCGCCCTGGCCAGCATCGCGCTGGACCAGGCGTCGACCGGGCACTCCCTGTCCATGCTGCTCCGGCAGGCTCTGGCCGTGACCCTGCCCCCTGCGGAGCTCCGGAAGCTGCTTGCTTCCATGCCCGCATAGCTCCACCAGCCCGTGAGCGGAATCGGCCGCGCACGACAGCATCCGAGGCTGTCCGGGCACGCTGACCACGCGGGATCGGCCCGCGTGGCAGGAACGAGAGGATCAACATCATGACCCGTTACACGCAGACGATCGCGGTCAACGTCGAGTTCGTCGACAACTTCGACGTCTACGACGCGGCCGCCGCGGTGCGTCGGCTGCCCGGTGTGTCCCGCGCGTTCGTGAACTGGGACTACACGGAGACCCGCGCGGAGCTGCCCGAGGTCAACCGCGCCAAGCTGATCGAGGTCGCGCAGTGGGCGGCCGGCCAGCAGGCGCTGAAGGACCTGGGGCTGCCGTCCGAGTGGTCTCAGGCGTCGTGGCTGTCCGAGCGCGAGGGTGTGGCCGCTGGCGGCTGGTGCGGCACGGCGTGCTGCATCGCGGGCAAGGTCGCGCTGGATGCCGGGTGGAAGCCGATCCTGCACACCTTCGACGACGGCTCGACGAGCCTGAGCTCGGACACGCGGGTCGTCAAGGAGATCGACGGCCAGCTGGTGACGCGCGACGTCGCGGCGGTCGCCCGTGAGGTGTTGCAGCTCACGGGCGACGACGACCTGTTCTCCGGCAGCAACGGGCTCGACGACGTGATCCGCATCGTCGGCGAGTTGATCGCCGAGTGACACCCGCCCTGTCCCCTGATCGTGGGGGGGCCTGCCCGTTCGACCCGGGGCAGGGCACGAGCGCACCATGCGCTTGCGATAGGACAGTGCCGTCTTGACGACTTGACGGCAAAGCTACACTGATGCTGACCGGGATCGGCCTGGTCGGCGAGGAAGGGGAACGAATGGCGAAGGGTGACCCGGTGCCGGTGAGGCACCTGTCGTGGCGCCGCAACAGCCCGCAACGCTGGCACGACTCGTGGCGCCAGACGGACCGGATCTGCCGGTTCGTGGGCCCGTGCGCGGTCTGCGGGACGCGGACGTACGCGTTCGACGACGGCGAGAACGACCCGCGCGGCGTCCTGGGGGACCACGCGGCCAGCCCGCTGGCCGCCGAGGACCACGAGATGGTGGGCCCGGACCTGCCGTTGTGCTTCGAGTGCGCCAACACCTACGAGCTGTACCAGCAGGCCCTGGCGCTGGCCACGGCCACGTGGACGACGCCCGAGGAGGAGACCGAAGGACCGGCCACCTACCGCATCGTGCGGTTCTGGGAGCGCGGCGGCCGGGACTACGTCGAGGGTGAGGACACGACCGGCCTCACGCTGGCCGAGGCGCAGGCGTGGTGCAAGGACCCGGAGACGTCGTCGAAGACGGCCACGAGCGGCGCCGCCCGCATCGTGACGGCCGCCAAGGGCGACTGGTTCGACGGCTACGAGGAGGAGTGAACGGCGCCCTGGCCCCGTAGGTGGGGGGCTTCCCGGTTCGACCCCGGGCAGGGCACGACACGGGACGGTCCCGTGGCAGAGGAAGGGGAATCACCATGGCTACACCGCGAGGCAAGCGCACGGCGCCGATCATGACGGCCGTGCCGGAGGTGCCCGAGGCTGACCGCGAGGTCATCGCCGGCGAGCCGTCCACGGACGGGGAGAAGTGCGGCACCTGCAAGGGCCTGGGCCTGGTCCGGGCGGTCGGCAAGAACGCCGGGAAGCCGTACCGCACCCTCAACGGCGCCCAGGCGGCGCAGGAGGGCGGCCGGGCGACCGACTGCCCGTCGTGCAAGGGCACGGGCCTCATCGGCCTGGCCGTCTGATGAACGACTATGTGGACGTCTCCTCCGGCTGCCACGTGCAGTGGGAGGAGCCCGGCACGGAGATCGGCTACGAGACCGCCGAGGAGGGCGCGATCACCCTCGGC